ACCCCTCACGGGGTCCACTAGTGGATTTGTCCACTATCACTGCCTATAATACTATAGGGAGTGTGCCTTTTCACATCAGTAAGGAGACTAGATTCATGTCGATAAATCCCCCGGAGGGCACACGTTATGATACTCGTGGGCTTCCCGAAGGATATGATCCTCATCAATTTTATGAGTATCAACATGAAACTCTAGTTAAAGACGCTAAGGGTATCGAGAGTTTTATCTATAAGTATATACCTTGGTCGTTGCTTAAGTCCTCAGCTATTGCTTTGGACCCAACAGCACCGTTTAAGGTTGCATCTCATAGTATTACTCCTGAGAATAGAACCCGTAAAAGGGCCGTTGATTCAGTTTTGAATCAACGATTCTTTTTCCGTAGGAGATTTAATTACTCATACACGCAGTTTCCTAATTATGGAAACGTGCAGTTTTGTAATTCTCCTCAGAAAGAGCACTATTCTGAGTCTGTCAGTGAAGGTACTGGGGCTGCTTCGCCTCAATTACCGCTAACTGACGAGTCAATCGATACCACGAGTCGTACACGACTCGTCGGAAGTGAGCAAGGCACGATGAGATTATTCAAATCGCGCATTGTTTCACCAGGACGTGAAGTACGAACCGTGAGGTCTGATCGGGGTATCTATCCTGGGACGACTAGTCCTAGTTGCGCCGCCGTTGGCGGAGTTGCAACTATTGACGATACGTCCTATAATACTGATACACAACGATCATCGCCTACTTCAGCGACGTTCTCTCCAAGCGGCCTATCAACTTTACGCGTTCAAGAGTATGCTTACTTGGAATCTTTGATTGCCAAGGAAGCTGTCTCTATGTTTAAGGAGTGGTCCCCTAACAAGAGGTCCTCAACCTTATACAGGAACATAGTAGAGTTGCGAGATCTGCCAAGGTCGGTTGCATCTTTGCAATCGTCTTTGCTCAGTCTCAAGAGTCTGTACCTTAGTTTGCGTTCGGAAAATCTGCGAAAGATCGTTTTTGATCTCAAGCGAACTTCTAAACACATACCGGATGAATACCTAAGTTTTCATTTCGGCTGGAAACAGACTTACAAGGACGCTATGGATTTGTTGTTCTTACCGGAAACGATGGCTAAGAAATACTCATTTCTTATCAAACGTGCCGGTAAGCCAACAACTTTCAGGGTCAAGAAGAATTTCACTTCTCGCCTGACTGGGAGCCTCCCAAACTTCTCGTATGATGCATTCTCTAATGAGTACGGTGTACTCACTGAGACTTCATTGGAACGAGAGACCGAGATTCGCCTTGCAGTTAATGCGAATTTCGACTTTCCTCCACTGAATGCCATTTCCTTCCAATCGGGTTCTTTTCTCGATCGGATCGGTATCGTTCCTCGTCCAACGGATCTTTATAACTTGATCCCTTGGACTTGGCTGGTTGACTGGTTTACAGGACTTGGTCATTATGTCGAACTTATAGACAATATGGCCAGGGACGATACACTAGTCAACTGGGGTATGATTACCGCCAGAACAAGCGGTAAACTTACTACGATATATACGAGTAAGTCTGATAATGTCGACAACGTCTCTGTCAACAATGTGGCGTTTAGTAGTAATACAACAACTACTACTCACCGTCATACGTCGACTTTACATTTCGAATGTCAAATTCGAAAAGACGCTGCTGCGGCATTAAGTGTGAAAACTATAGCTGGCCCGAGTTTATCGAATTACCAGCTATCCATCCTCGGTGCCCTCTTGGCACAAAGGAAGGGAAGTTTTACTCCTAGGTCATGATGATCTAGGGGAACATTCATATTTCCACAAGGAGACGTCTATGTTAGCCGATCCAGTAAACGTTGCGGCTGCTAGTCCCACACCTGCTCTTGCTTTTACGATTGTAAAGCAAGATGGGTATGGTTCTGAAAGGAAGGATTCTGGTGGTAACGGCTATGCCGTTATTACCAACCATTCCTATCAGAAGGGTGGTGGCGATAAACACTACGTCCAAATGACGTTGGTGGTTAACGCTGTCGACCCTTACAGCGGATTGACAAAGAAGCAGACTGCTTCTGTGTCTCTCACTATTGTCCGGCCCAGTTTTGGCTTTACCGATGCTGCTATGGTAGCATTGTGTAAGGCCCTAACTGACTACCGAGACACTACGCAAGTCACAACCGCAAGACTCTTGCAGTTTCAGTCGTAACTACTACAAGACTATTCTTCCCATAATAGAAGAGATTTCTCTCTTCTCTTAAAGGAGTTGCCATAATGGCTAGTCACGGTAGTTACGATTCTGATACTGTAATTGCCTTCACGATCCGTCTATATCTCATCCTGTCATTCTTGGCGGTTATGCCGTTCTTGATAGCAGGATGTGCAAAAGATGGACCGTCGGGTGGTCGTCTTAATGCGACTACCTCTGCGGAATACCAGCAATTTAATTCTGCTGGTGGATCAGCTGATCAGACTCGGAATCTGTTACCTCAAAGAGGAACTGATGAAAAGTCCGATAGCTCTCTTACGAAGCCTTCTCAATGACTTGAGGAGGTTGAATCCTGATGTGAAAGGCCTCGACCGTGATATCATCACGATCGAGCAGAGGTTCGAAAACGAAGGTTATGGCTTCCTAACCATAGCCTTACCTGCTTTAGATGCAGCACTACTCTTAGGGCTGTCATCTGGCAAGTTTACCTGCCCATCTGGCTTTAAAACTGTCAGACGGGGAACAATCCCGAGACTTTTTTCGGGTATGTTCTGTAAGGTTTTCGATCCGCTCACTGGGATACTTGTAGAGGTACCAGACATAGGTACACTTAAGGACTTACGTACGGTCCTTATGCTCTTCAAGAAAACGCGTCTTTCTGCCGAAGATGAAGATATTCTTCATGAGAAAGCAGTGAGCGAGTTTTATCGATGCGATGATACTGCAAGTAGGGTTATTATACCCGACAGGCATGATCATCTCATTGGTCGTGTTTGTAAGTTGTTACTCAACACCCTCAACTCTAAGGATGTCGAAAATGCAAGATACAAACACGGTCCCGGTGCTGTTAAAGAAGGTTACAGAGCAAATGAAAAGTTCACCGCTCTGTATAACGCCATCAGAAGTGATGACGTTGATCTCTATTATTGTGGACTCTGGGGCGTTGGTGAGAACCAGCGACACAGGGAACGCGATATACCAGGGGGACCAGTCAGAGGATCAAGACGAAAACAATCGTCTCGTTCTGCACATTTACTTGAAAAAGTATCTGCGACTGACGGGTTTCCAGGTTTAAGAGAAACCTTCGATGACAGAGCTTCTAGAAGCAGTGCTAAACTGATTTCCGTTCCGAAGAATTCTTCTTCGAGACGGACTATTACGGTCGAGCCGCTACTGAAACAGTTTGTTCAGCAGGGACTCAACATTCTACTTCGAGATAGTATATCTGAATGTAGAATCTTGCGTAATTGTTTAGCACTATCCGACCAAAGCCTTAATCAAAATTTGGCTTTGGAAGGCTCCCAATACGACAACTGGGCAACCATCGATCTTAAGTCTGCTTCAGATCTGCTTAGCGTGAAGCTAGTCAAGTCTGTTTTCAGACATAATGCTCAATTCCTTGAGCATATGATGGAGTGCCGTTCGCCTTATGTTGAGTGCGGGAACAAACCCAAGCTCACATTAGGCAAGTTTGCCGGAATGGGTAACGCTTTGACTTTTCCAGTACAGTCCATCTGCTTTGCTGTGGTATGCATAGCAGCTATCTTGGATAGTAAGGGCATTGCCCCTACTTACTGGAATGTCAGGCGAGCTTCTAGATGTATTCGGGTCTATGGTGATGATATCATCATAAGAACCGAACACGTGCATCAGTGTGTGGACTGGCTTCATACTGTTGGCCTAAAAGTCAACACTAAGAAGAGCTTCCTTGTTGGAAACTTCAAGGAGAGCTGCGGTGTCGATGCGTTTAGAGGAGTTGATATAACCCCTCTTTACATTAGACATCGTCCAGATCAAGTCGAGGCCATTCCTAACGTTATTGCCGGTTTCGTGAGTCTGTCCAACCACATGTGGTTAGCTGGAC